ATTCAGACGAAAAGAATATATTATTGTTAGTTAATTCATATACATACATTTATAAAAATATTGTTCAGTTTGTTATTAACCATAATGATTTTAAATACGAAACAAAAATTGATTATATCCGCGTATGCTGCGACTCAATAGAATCTATAAGTGGAACGATAATCGAAACGTTAAATAAAACTAAAATAAAAAAGGGACCAATTGATTGTATCTATTTATTTGCAAACTTATTAGCTGACAAAAAAATAGAAATTAAAGATTTTTTTAATTTATTAGATGAATTTATAAGAAAAATACATAATAAGAAGAAGATAGATGATAAGATAATAAAAAATAAAATTTATGATTCTGAAATAAATAATTTTATTAATGATAACGAATTAAATAAAATAGTAGACTGGATTTTTACGGATTAACCTCTTCTTCTATATTGTCATCAATAATATCAAATTCTAACTTGGGTTTTTGCTTTTTACCTTTTTTAAGAGAAGGGGTTATAAATAGTTTTTCGACTTCTTCTACCAAAACATTGTCTTCTAATCCATTTGTTAAATCATTTGTTAAATCATTATCGACTAATCCATTGTCTTCTAATCCATTTGTTAAAACATTATCGACTAATCCATTGGCGTCTTCAATAACACCAGTAATAATATGCATTATCTTTTTCCTAGGTTTCTTCTTTTTGTCTTTCAAAATTAAGTCTTCCTCCGTAATTATCTTTTGACAAATATACTTGAATTCGGCCCTTAATAGTGCTTTCAAAAACTGGTAAATATCATCCAGAACATTTTCCTCACACATGCCTACAATTAGAACACTTCCAGTTCTAAAAATCATAAACGATACTGCTATAATATTTTTATATTTCTCCTTATTTTCTGTTGTTATTTGCATACCAGATTGAACCCCAATATCGTTGTTGTAATAAAATTTACATTGAATACCAGGATACGAACACGGATCGTATATCGCTTGAATATTATATTTGTTACGAAGAATATCATATAATATTTCTCTGTTAATAAAGAAACCACAACTGAAGTTAGAATTAATCAAAATAATATCGCTTTTTTGCTTGTATTGTAAAGTATAGTCGTGAAATGGTTGTAAAATGTCTATAATATTATGTAATACAATTTCATATATTTTATCGCTTTGAACGCCAGGAATTTCTAATTTACCCGAATGAAACATCTTAACATGAAATTCTCTAAATGCGGTATCGATTTTTATACGAATAATAACAACAAAACAATTATAAAATGCCTTCTTCTTTTTGGAACGATAATTCGTCATATCCTTTTTAGATATACCAACCGTAATTTTACGAATATCCTTAAATTTAATGCGACCATTTGGATTATCAATACGGGATATAATATGCTCATCGTAATATAATTCATTTTTAAGACACTCTTGAACAGCAATTAAATCATCTTGTGTTTTAGAGTTGAGTTTAATTTGTTTTTTAATAACTCCATTGCTTGGAGTAGCATAAGGAATAACAGGAATACGCCAAAATATGTTTAGATCAATTGGTTGTTCCAGATATGCTATTTTGGATTTTGTAGAAATATAAATTTCGGTTGGTTCAGGGACATTACCAATAAATATGTCTGTTTGATCTAAATCTTGGGTTGATGCGACAGATACGTCTTGTAAATTATTATTGTCTTCGTGATCGTCGTATTTAGTTGTAAGAAACGACGACCATTCGTCATCAATATTATTATTGTTATTATTTGTTGTAGATATGCTTAGAGCCATTTATATTACTTTGGACTATATCTTTATATAGTTTCAATTATTTTATTTCAATTATTTTTTTAATTCTTTAATTCTTTAATTCTTTAATTCTTTATATATTTTTTCAATTATTTTCTTCCGGTATAGCATAAATGGAAGGTTGTAACTCAGAAAAAAGTAAAATAATCCCTATTCCCCAAACATCTCCAAAAAAGGAGAATGAAGGATTTAGATATAACGAGTATAGTCTGAAACAAAATTTCTTTGACCCATCAAAAAGTTCCCCTCCTAATGATTTTATGTTAAAATTACAATTAAGAATGTCTCATTACGAATCATGTAACAAAGCAGATAATCTTACTAAGGAATAATTTACATAATAACTGTTTTTACAATCTTCAAAATGTATTATGCTTTCTACAAAATTTAAATATTCAGGAACATTTTTTATATAACAATTACGAATAATATAATTCAAGAAATCCTTTATTATATTTTTTTTATCAATATTGTATTTTAGACTAGTTTCGTTTACAAATAAAGACAACTTGTGTATATCCTCCCCATTTTTTATTTTATTATGTAAATTGTTCCAAACGGAATCGTCGATAATATTTATATCATCTTCTTTTATGTTTTGATTTGATTGCATAAAATTTATCATACTTCGTATATCTGATTTATACAATTTTTGAATTAAATATAATGATTTTTCGGTTAAATTTAGATTCTCAGATGCTGATATATTTCCCAAAAATTTAATTATATCTTTTTCTGGAAGTTGGTTAAATCTTAATCTTACAAATTCATTCTGTAGACCTTCGTCAATGCGACTAATATAATTACATATTAAACAAAACCGAACCGACCCGGAATAATTTTGTAAAAGATAACGTAATGCTTGTTGAGCATTTTTCGTCATATAATCTACTTCATCTAATATTACAAACTTCATTCCTTTATTAAATAGCGTCTTTGAATTTACAAATTGATTAATTTGACTTCTGATAATATCAATTCCTCTTTCATCTGATGCGTTTAAATGAATCATCAGTTCTTTGTTTTTTTGGTGTAGTTTTTCTTGATACCCATTAACCAAATTAATTATTGTCGTTGTCTTACCAGTTCCGGGAGGACCATAGAATAATAAATTCGGAAAGTATGTTGTTTCTATAATGTTTTTAAGGATTTGCTTATTTAGCGGATCTAAAACTATATTATTAAATTCGGTTGGTCGATATTTTTCTGTAAAAACGCTGCTTGCCATTCTATTTATAAACTAATAATTTATATTTAAGTTTTATTATAAGATTTATTACATTTTTATTTTTATATAAAAATAAAATTGAAGTATTTAATATAACGATACTTTATGGCAAAGGTAATAATGTCGTCTCAACCAGAATCCGCTTATTTGGAAATTATATTAGGTTCTATGTACTCGGGTAAAACCAGTAGATTAGTAGAAATTTATAAACAATGTAAGTTTTGTAATATTTCGGTTGTAGTTATTAATCATTCCATTGATACAAGATATGATGATGAATTGCTTTCAACTCACGATAAAATAAAAATACCATGTATTAAAACTGAAAAATTATTTGATATTTATCCTTATGATTTGAATTTAGAAAAAGGCGTTCAAAATATTCCAAGGATTACCGATAAGTTTAAGATAGTAGCATGTGAAGTTATTTTAATTAATGAAGGGCAGTTCTTTCCAGATCTCGAAGAATTTGTAAAAATTTTATTGACAAATGATAAAAAAGTATATGTTTGTGGATTAGATGGCGATTTCGAGAGAAAAAAATTTGGACAAATTCTTAACCTAATTCCGTTGTGTGATAAAGTAACTAAACTAACATCATTGTGTTCTGTGTGTAAAAATGGCGCTCCAGGTATTTTCTCAAAACGCATAACTTTGGAAACCGAACAAACTGTTGTTGGCTCAGATAATTATATTCCGGTGTGTAGAAAGTGTTATAATAAATAATAAATAATAAATAATAAATAATTACTTATTAGTATTTGATATATTGTTAAAATTATACTCTTTTTTATTTTCCTTTTCCATTTATTATATTAAAAAACGATTTAAATTAATGAACATATACAATATATTAAATATAAATGGCACCGAAAGTAATAAACAATAAGGCATTAGTATCAGAAGTTAAAGAAGTAGTAGTATCGGAAGTTAAAGAAGTATTAGAAGTAGTTAAGGCTAAGAGAGGAAGAAAATCTAAAAAAGATCTAATGGCTTCATTAAATATGGAATTAATTGTTAAAGATAAGGATAAAAATATATCCAATAAATCTCCAGAAAAAAATGATATAATTAGTTTAAACGTTAATGAAATTAAAACGGATTCTTATAATTCTATGATAAATACTGTTTTCCAAAATGTATATGAAAATACAGATACACTCAATAATACAGATGAACTTGAAGATATAAACGCAAATATTGCAGATGAAAATAATATCGTTATGATGTCTAAACGAGCTTGCAATACTGATATAAATGACAATAATACTGATATAAATGACAATAATACCGATATAAATGACAATGAAAACAATACTGATGACAATAATATTGTTATTATTTCTAAGCCAGACTCAACTAATGAAAAACCCGCTTCAAAAAAAAGAGGAAGAAAACCAAAGGGTGGAAAAATTATTCAACAAGTTCTAAATAATGTACCACAACAAGAAGATAAACCAAATGTTATTTTACATTTAAAATGCTCTATGAAAGATCTACAAAATACTACACAACATAATGGATTTATCGAATCATATAGTGGTATAATTGGAAAAAACGATTTAACATACGAAGTTATTTGTAATGAAAATAATAATACATTTAACGAAAAGAATACTTCTACCATGTCAATTTTAGAAAGCGAATATGAAGTAGAAAATAATGACAATTCTACTTGTAAAGATTGTAACAAAGAAATATGGAAAAAAATAAAACATTTAGAACATAACTTACATATAAATAATGTTAACAATAAACGCTCGGCGTGTTTCTGGGATACGTGTGAATTTGATAATCCGCCTATATATATTCCTAAGCATTTTATAAACGGAACATATCACGTTTATGGTTGTTTTTGTAGCCCTGAATGCGGTGTAGCATATTTAATGAATGAAAGTATTGACAGTTCAGCTAAATTTGAACGATATCATTTATTCAATCATATTTACGCTAAAATTTATGATTATAATAAAAACATTAAACCTGCTCCTAATCCTTATTATATGTTGGAAAAGTATTATGGTAATTTATCTATCCAAGAATATAGGTCATTATTGCGTAATGAAAGATTATTTTTGATTGTTGATAAACCTTTAACTAGAATTTTACCCGAACTACACGAAGATAATGATGATTTTATTTTAAACAACAAAATTATACCTTCAAATACATATCAAGTTAAGGCTAGACTACAAAGGAAAAAACAAAATAAAACTCTTATATTAAATGAACAATTTGGACTAACAAACCAATCATTTTTAGAGTAATTATTAATATTTATATTTCATTAATATTTATATTTCATTAAAAATGGAATATAAATTATTTTTAGAAGAATCGATAAAGGTAATTGCGACGAGCGATAATTTGTGGTGGCTCAGCAATGTCTTCATCCGTTGACTCACCGTCTTCATCCATTGACTCATTCATTGGTTCAATCATTGGATCATTCGTTGGTTCAATGTCTTCATTCATTGGCTCATTCATTGATTCACCGTATTGATTCATTGGTTCAATGTATTCATCAATTGGCTCATCAATTGATTCAACAATAATGTCTTCATTCATTTGTCCATTCATTTGTTCATTCATTTGTTCATTCATTTGTCCATTAATATACACATTGAAATCTGTCCAATTTGTTCTACACATTGGACAGCTTTTTCTATCAGGGCGATGAATAAACCAATTTTTTATAGATTCTTCCATATAATTATTACTACATTGAACACAACTCATATAGCGATCATTAATATCAAATTCACATTGTGTTATTGAACATGTTAGTTTATTATTATTTGTAATTGGTCTATATATATACTCAATATCCGTGTTACTATGAATAGTTGGTAATAAACGCAATTCAAAACCAGGATCTGTATCAAAAAAGTTTGGTACAGTAGGAGTTTGAGTTTCTAAAGGAAAAGGAGTCGTTTGATGATAAATCCCACTTTCAATATATTCCTTATGTTCGTGAATTATATTAGAATTGTCATATGCTAACCCAGCCATCCCATTTATATATCTTAACATAGTTGAACCTAATCCATAAATACATATTTTAGATTGTGGACAATCTAATTTAATATTTAATTTGCTAACATCAATTCTATTTAAATTAGTAACATCAATATCTAAAGTTAACGCACCTTCAAACCCAACAGGTGTTCTATCTGTATATGATTTATCATAATTAAAAGGCAAATATAATAAATGCTGATTTATTTTAATACATTTTGTTCTAACTAAAAATCTATTATACAAAAATCTTTGTGCTCCGTTTAATGATAAACTAATTTCATTAATTTGGTCTACGTTTTCGCTTTCGATAAAAAATCCCTTATGTAAACCATTGAAATTCATGTTATAATTAAATTGATTAATTTGAAATTCATTTCCATTTAAAAAATTTGTACAAAGTATTTCAGTTGACGCTAAACATTGAATAATATGTTCGTGAGGATCCCTTGCCATTGGCATTCTTAAATTAGTGTCATAAAAAACGCCTTTTGATATTAACTTACAAGAACGAAAATTATTTTCTGTATTTGTTAATGTAAACCAAATCTCGTGATGGTGTAAAGCAACTACTCTAATATCATCACAAAACATTTCAAAAGGAATTGTTATGGAAAATGTATTATCATATATTTCGTATTCCTTTAAATTCATCATAAATCTTAAAGGAATACTTAATATTATTTGGCCGCCTATAGACATTTCAAAACAAATTTTATGACATATATTTTTAAAATTTTCTTGGTCTAAACCTTCTGATAATTCAATCGTCAAATATTCTGGAGACTTAGTATCACAATCCCGACCCATGCGTAACATATTATTACTAAATTCTTCTGTAAAATATTCTATCGCTAGATTTCGTGGAATATTAAACGCTTGTAATAAAGACATAATTATAATTGTAAAGAATTATTTAAATCATTTACTAATATCTTTTTACTAATATCTTTTTACTAATATCTTTTTACTAATATATTTTACTAATATTCGACTTCAAATAGACCATCTTCTTTAAAATTTGTTTCTCCAGATGCTTCTTCACGCGTATAGCCTGCCTGATTAGAAATTAAACGCACTCCGTTCAAAGATGCTAAATCATAAGAAAAATGTGTGTGACCACTTATCCAGCATAAAACATTAGATAAATTATTAAACCCGGATAACATTGTGTCCGGATGTGTAAAATAATTCTTTATTATTTGTTCAGTATTTTCAAACTGTGGATGAGAAGTTCCTGTTCTTTGAGGCGGGAAATGAGTAATAACTATACATTTTTTATTTGTAATAATGGTTTCATTTAAATATGTGGAAATAAAATTTTTGTCATTCGCATATAAGGCATTAACATAATTTGGTGTTATAAAAACGTTTTTTAGAGCACGAATCATATTATAATCATTTATATACATTTTTCCTTCATATTCGGACATAAACGGAGAACGTGTCCAAAATGTCGAACCAACTATATCTATATCGTTGGTCAACGAATATACTTCGTTATCAAGTAATACTATATTTGTTAGTTGGTTTTGCTTATTAATATCTAAAATTTGTTGTTTAATACTTTGCATTGATGAATTTGGGTTCCAATAATCGTGGTTTCCCATAATATAAAATGTTTTCTCCCAATTTTTGTTACAATAGTCAAAAAATTCGATATGTGAATTATGTGATACTTTGGTTATATCTCCTGCTAAGATTAAATACGGAGCAATCGGTTTAGGTTTTGGAACTGCCTTTTTTAATTCCAAATGTAAATCAGAGTACAATTGGAATGATAATTTTTTTACAGGCATAGATAATTTTTTTACAGACATAGATATATATTATGTCTTTATGTCTTTATGTCTTTATCTTTGAATAAGTTAATTATTTATTCTATGTTTCTCGCGTTCGTCAGATTCGTTAAAATTGTCAATAATTTGTTCCATGTTAATCGGATGTTTATCTCTATATTCCTTCATTGTAATGTCTAAATTAGTTCTTATTTGTCTGAAAATTTCTTGATTAACAGACTTAACCTTTTGTTCCGCCTTTTTTTCAGGAATACCCATATAATCTTTTAAAACTCGCATATAATCACAATTAAATAGTTTTAGTTTCTCGATAGCTTGTTCCTCGGTATAATTTGTCTGGACCATTACTGTTTTAACATGCTTTTGTAACTCGTCATTACTAAAAAAACTTATTCCGTCTGACATATATATATTTACATTAAACATTATTTAAATCATATTAAACGAATAGTGATATAGTATATTATCTACCAAAGAATGACTAGTTTAGATAACCTTGAAAAATTAATTCAAATGGCTACTATTGAACATATGTATTCCATGTTACAAAAAATTAGTAATAAATCCATTGATAATACAAATACAAATACAAATACAAATAATAATGTAGAAAAACAAAATTATACCGAATCTTCTACTAATACCAATACAAATACCAATAATGACAATATAATTAAAGGATTAATAGAAATTAATAATGATACTAAAAAGAACACTATTGCTATTACTGGTTTAGTATTAAAAGTGACCCAGTTAGAAAATGAATTGATTAGAAGTCGTTTAGTTATGGCATCAGTGGAAGAGGAATTAACTCAGCTTCGTAGCAATACAAATAATAATAGTAAATATTTGTGTCAGCAAATCCGCGGACAACAAGTATTAACAAGTTATCCTGGGTTTTCTACTTCTTCGACCAATTTTGAACCCCCACAAGATAAAATAATCGATGAACAACATATTGTACTTAAGATTGAAGAAAAAATAGTTCCTGAATTAGATACACTTGTACAGCCCGAAGAATTGAAAGAATTAAAATCATTGAAAGAATTAAAAGAATTGAAAGAAGAAGAGATTGAAGAAGATGATGAGTTAGAGGAGTTAGAAGAAGAAGAAGAAGAGGTTGGAACTGAAGAAGAGGTTGGAACTGAAGAAGAGGTTGGAACTGAAGAAGAGGTTGGAACTGAAGAAGAAGAAGAGGAGTTAGAAGAAGAAACTTTAGAAGAAATTCCAACAAAGGTGGAATTACCTAAATCTGTAGTAGTAGAAGAGGAAGAGGAAGAAGAAGAGAAAGAAGAGAAAGAAAGGGGCGTACGGGGATTAGGTGTCCAAGTCCCCGTAGAAGAGGAAGAGGAAGAGGAAAGGGGCGTACGGGGATTAGGTGTCCAAGTCCCCGTA